CTTCCGAGGAGCAGTTGAAGACGCTCTTCGAACAGTTCCTGCTAAGTCTGCCCCCGGGTGCTTTGTCAACACCCTCGGGTCCAACAACCAACTAGTGCTTGACGACAACCGAGAGGTTGTTGTTGAGGCTGTAGTAGACCGTTTGGAGCTGCTGTTCTCGGACACAGAGTTTCCGGACGACCCATGGGAACGGGTCGTAGGAGGCTGGTTTGATCCCGTCATGCCATTTGAAAAGTTCGAAGGACATCCAGAGCGGAAAGCTGCATTGGATCGATGGAGGATAGTAACGTGTCTGTCCCTCATTGATCAGTTGGTGGAACGGATACTCTACAATGATTTTGTGGAGCCCGTCAAAGAAGACTTCCCTAACTCCGGGGTTGTTATAGGAATCGGGTTTACCGACACACAGGGCAAAGAGTTTGCGAGTAGTGTTGCTAGAGAAGGTCTCCTATCCACCGATATTAGTGGAATGGATCGATCACTCGACGCAACATACCCTCGTGCTTGTATAGCACGTAGATGCGACGCTTTGCCTGACAGAGGATTTGACAAATACCGTCGAGCCATGCACCGTCAAAACGAGTGCACTTTGGATCCGGTGTTTGCTGTTCTCACGTTCGGCAGAGCCGAATTGTACGTCAGCCCAGAACCTAAAGGGATGCTTTCAGGTAGGTTTGTGACCACTTATTTCAATTCTGAGATGAGGACGGACATGGCCTTTCTGACTGGAGCGTCCTTTGTTAGAGCGTGCGGCGATGACTGTCTAGAGTATCATGACGATCCTTCAGACATTCCTTCCAAATATCGTGACTTGGGTTTCACTGTAAGAGACCCCGTAGTCTTGGACGAACGACACATAGAGTTCTGCTCCCATAGCTACGATAAAGCCAACGATTGGAAGCCCGCTCTGACTTCCTGGCCCAAGGCGATGCACAGACTGTGTACTCGCACAATTAATCAAGTTCATGTTGATGCTTTCTATTACGAAGTTCGGAATAACCAGAACCTTTTAGAGATGCGCCATGCTCTTGAGGAACCAGGGGTTTTGCACTTAGCCTAGGCGGTGTGAAAAGTCTATAACAATATCTCGTGTAAATAGTATTCTAAATTGTTTTAT